TATTGTGTTATTTCTGTTTCTTTATAACTCGTAATTATAAATCGTTTCCTTCTCCACCACCATTATGCTCACCGCCATTGCCGTAATTATTATCTGTTTGGATAGGACTACTTGGATTTGGTTGAACACTACTGCAAATCATTTCTTGATTTTCCATATAAAGCAGCGTTGTTTTTGGCTGAGAATATACTTTTTTATTATCCTTCATATCATTTATTTCTTCTGTGCGTATTATTTTCGGTTGCGTTATCTCTAAATTAAATCGGTTGCAAAGGTAATAAAAATGATTGATAAATTGTACAAAATACGAACTTTATTTATATAAATGGGGCTTTTCTTGGTGTAAAACAAGTTTTTGCTATTTCAATTAGCTAATATTTATATATTGGTTTAAAAGAAAAGCAAGTTGCAAGTGTATTCCACCGAAATAATAATGAGAAAAAAAATTTTCTTATTATGTTTCCAGAGTTTTTAATTATTATTTCTGTTTTTCTCGTTTTGTTTTTCTTACTTATCATAATAGCCTAATTTTTGTACACAATGTTGAAACATACTTATTGCAAACACTTTGCGTTCTTTTTATGCTGAATGGTATAAACTATAATATGGTTTACGAAAAAATGTATAGCGATGTTAATTTGCTACAAAATATTTAAAATAAATTAAGTTTTTCCCGAATTTACTTGTACCTTTACAAAGATTTCATAGAACCTCTAATACGAAGAGTGTTATAGGCACTTTATTCTGGCGAATGAGATTATAGGCGAAATCTATACGAAAGTGAACCTAACAGATTGAAGAAATTTTAAATTATATAATTCTAAACATTAGCTTAAACATCATTCATTATGAAAAGAAACACTTTTTTAGCTGTACTAACAGTCATAATGACAATGAGTTTCTCGCAAACCTACGCGCAGACACAACTTGTGGTTACGCCACATTCAGGAGATGTCGGCAAGTATGCTATTACAGACATTCAGAAGATAACCTTCGATGCCAATGGTATGCATATTATAGGTAGCAAGTTCTCGGTAGAACCTGTGTGGAAACTATCGGTCATTAAGGGAATTAAATTTGTATCAACTCCCAGTGGAATTGGTAAAGTGGGCAACACCGAAGCAGAAAAAATAAAAATGTCGCAACGAGGCGATATGATTTATTTTAACGGATTAGGTGCCGAAAAGGCAGAAGTTGCAATTTTCGACCTGAACGGACAAACTTTGTTGCGTGCAAAAGTGTCTGACGGCGAAGGAATTGACATTTCTAACCTACACAATGGCGTATTTATTATTAAACTTAAAAACACAACCTTTAAATTTGTAAAACAATGAAAAAGAAAATATTACTTTGCCTAATGGCAATTTTTAGTCTTGCAACATTTGCACAGACCGAACCTAACCGTTTAGTTGTATTAGAAAAGAACAATTTGCACAAAGCATTTATAGTAGACCGTGTAGACAGCATTTTCTTTGCAAATGTAGAAGGAAGAGTTGCTGCCGATGTAACCTATAAAGACTATAAAAGTGGTGCTTCTGGCGATACACTTTGGGTAGCAGTTCAGAAAACTCCAGAGTGTGTTGGCTATAAAATTACTTGTATTCCAAAATCGTTGTCAAGCAGAATAACCAGCGACGACGTTGCAGCTTCTTATTTTGAAAGAATAAATGCAACAATGATGCAAGACGATTTTACAAATGCACAAATGACAGGTTTTGACGAACCATTTAAAGACAACACACCTTATACAGTTCTTACACTTGGTTACGATAAATATGGTGTAGCTTGTAGTATGTCGAAAGCAGAATTTACAACACCAAAGAAACCACTTGTTGGAAATCCACAGATAAAAGGCGAAATAGTAAGCACAACAGCAACAACAATTAAAGCCAAATTTACACCAAATGCCGATGTTGCAGGCTATGCAGTTTGTATTTTCCCTGAAGGAAAAGCACAAGAACAATTCGAACAATTTGGTCCGATGATGGGATTAAGCAACATAGGCGATATGATAAAACGCTGGGGAGTGCCAAGAACTGGCGAAGGAGAACACGAATGGACAGGAATGGAGCCAAATACTAAATACGAAATATATATACAAGCGTGGGATAAAGCAGAAACTTATGCAGATATGGTTATAGTTCCAGTAACAACAAAGAAACTTGGTGGAACTGGTATAGCAAAAGTAGATATTGAAATAAAAGAATTTGCAAAAAGTGGCGATGCTTTCTATCAACGTGTAATTTATACTCCAAATGCAGAATGCTCTGTTCATAGAGATATTATTATAGAAAAAACAGCTTACGATAAAGCTGATATGGGAGAAACGGGTGTAATTAATTTATTGAAAACAGACCGTACACAAGATCCATATTGGAATCAGTATGGTGTAGATAATGCTACATGGAGTGCAGACCCAAATACAACATATTATGCTTGTTCGTTGGCTAAAAATATAAACGAAGAATGGGGACCACTTGTAAAAGTTGAGTTCACTACAGGTAATGGCGAATCAGAAAGTAAGGTAACTGTACCTATGCGTTTAGAAAATAGCACATCGCATGGTGTAACAACAATGCCAATAATGACAGGCAAAAAGGCACAAGCTAAATTCCAAATGATTCAGAACTAACGATAGTTTAATAAATATATAAAGTATATGGTGTGGTTTACTTCCATTTTTAAGCAGACAAATACCATATACTTTATTTGCTTTTTATAGATTATCTTTAACCAGAAACATTTTAGCAAACAACTTTAAAACCAATATTATTTATGCGGAAAATTTATATTTTTCTTTTTTCGGTTTTTCTTTGCGCAGCAACAGCAATAGCACAAGAAACACCAACAATAATAACACAACCTGCAGAGGGAGAAACCATAAACCTATATCGTACAACCACCGGATTTGAATCGGTATATTACTATGGAGTGCCACATAAAAGTACAGGAGATTGGCAAAGAATAGTTTTTGGAAACGATGGAGCAGTGTATCTTGAAAATCCACTTAACTCGCTTTATACAAAAACATGGATAAAAGGTAAGAAAACCGAAGGAGACACTATTGCATTTCAGCTTCCACAAGCCATATATTCGGAAGAAGACTTCTCTACGGGCGAACAAAAATATGGTTTTCTCTACCGAATACACCAAGGAACAAGAAATGGTAAAGAAACATTTGTGCCAAACGAAGAGAAAGAAAAACAAGTGCTAAAATATGTATGGCGCAACAATACACTTGAAATGGTGCTCGACCCGGAAGAAATGATAGGAATGTGCCGTCCAAATGGCGCATGGACAAGTTATGCCGAAAAAACTTATAGAGCAATACGCAAAGACGATAATAAGTTGGCACCTCCCGCATCGGCAAAAACCTACGAAGGATTAATGCTTTATATGGATATGGACGGAAAATCTCAGTTATATCCAGTAAAATATGCCTTCGATGGTAACGATGCTTATTTAGGCGATTTATCGGCAAACGTAAAAGGTTATTGGATAAAAGGTACAAAAAACGGAACAACTGTAACATTTCCACGTACATCGTATCTCGGAATAGACCGTACAACAGCTTGCTATGTATATGCTTCATCGGGCGTTATGGGAAAAGGTAAAAGCGAAATGGGCGACGAATTCGACAAAGCATGCATTGGTAGCGAACCATTAGTGTTTACTTACGATGCAACAAAGAATGAACTCAGCACAAAAGGACTATTAATGATACACAAAAGTGAGGACGACGACCGAAGTACTTTTATATTCGACTCTTATCGTTACCCGCTAATTAGCCAATGGAATAAGAAAGCTGCAGCGCCAATGCCACCAAAACTCACAGCTTATCAGGCATACGACCCACAACCATGGGGAGGTCCTGGCGGATTGCAATTTACATTGAGCTACTATTCAGCCGATTTTAACTATCTCGACCCTACACATCTTTATTATAATCTATATATAGATGGCGAACGTGTAACATTTAAGCCCGATGTTTACAAAAACTTGAGTGCTGAAATGACCGATGTGCCGTATGCTTTCTCGGACCAATACCAATTTTATAAGTACGACGATAATGCACGAGCAATATACTTCTACAAAGAAGCAAAAGTAAAAGTAGGTATGGAAGCCTTATATATTGACGGCGACACACGTTTAAGTTCTGGAATTACAGAATATCAGATAACAACCGACGGTATAAATGCTGCAACCGTAAAGCAAATAGACCATATTAAATATTACGATCTTTCTGGTCGTAGAGTAGAAAATCCACAAAATGGAGTCTACATTCAAACCACCACTTATATAGACGGTTCGCAAACGTCGGAAAAGATAGTGAAATAAAGCCACAATACTTTTAACTTAAAAGTAAGACTACAAATCAACAAGCCTGTTTTGAAGATGAATAAATAGTATTCGTCTTCAGAATAGGCTTTATGATTATTAAGTATATTCCATTACAACAAGGATTAAGACCCCAATAGAGACTGTTTAAGAATGAAGTCAGTATTATTAAGTATATTCCATTACAATAAGGATTAAGACTTGTATGTGCCGTTAATACTATTTACGTATATAAATATAAGGGTAATAGGTTTATTACTATTAACACAATTTAGTAAACAGTATTATTTACACCATATATATAATAGCTATCTTTGCAATATAAGAATAAAAGAAATATTAAAGGAAAGGGTATAACTCTTTCTCAACTTGCTGACACTATGGGCGTAAGCCGTCAAGCATTAAGTCGCCAAGTGGTAGGGATCTATTTGTAGAAAAAGCAGAAGAAATTGCCGATGCTCTTAACGTGCCTATATGGCAATAGTTCGTTTTGCTCGAAGAAGTAGTAGGGAGTGGTAGCTTTGTGGCATTCATAAAAAATGGGAATAAGACATATCATACAAATAATCTGTCTGAACTTGAAAAAATAGTGTATGAACTGAAAGGAGATTAATAAATGGGAAACAAGAACATTGTTAAATTATTCGACGACCGAAAGGTACGCACAATTTGGAATGAAGACGAGGAAAAATGGTACTTCTCTATTGTTGATGTGATTGCGGTATTAACAGATAGCGATAATCCGCAAACATACTGGAGAGTGTTAAAAAATCGTCTCAAAAAGGAGGGAAATGAAACCGTTACAAATTGTAACGCTTTGAAACTTCCTGCGGCTGATGGGAAAATGCGAAAGACAGATGTTGCGGATATGGACCAACTATTCAGATTAATACAATCAATACCGTCTCCTAAAGCAGAGCCATTTAAGCAGTGGATGGCACAAGTTGCCAGCACACGCATAGACCAAATGCAAGACCCTGAGCTTTCTATCAACCAAGCAATAGAGGATTATAAACGATTAGGGTATTCTGATGCGTGGATTAACCAACGTCTGAAAAGTATAGAAGTAAGAAAGCTCTTAACTGACGAATGGAAACGTGGAGGAATAACAGAGCATAATTTATATGCTATACTTACAAATACAATTACCCGTGAATGGAGTGGGTTGACTACCAAAGGATATAAGAAGTTGAAAGGATTGACAAAAGAAAGCCTTAGGGATAATATGACTAACGTAGAACTTGCTCTTAATACCCTTGCAGAAGCATCAGCTACCGAAATTTCAAAGCAGAATAATCCGAAGGACTTCAAAACTCATAATCAGGTAGCAAGACAAGGTGGAAGTGTTGCCAAAGCTGCACGAAATCAATTGGAAAAGCAACTCGGACGTTCAGTTATAACAAAAGAAAAGGCAAGTGATTACATATTGCCAAATCACAAAAAAGAAGAGACATAGAAAAATTATATAATAGTGCAGGAAAATAAAGAATAGTTTGCACATTTAGGGAATATTATATACTTTTGTCAAAGTATAACTAAAAATTTAATGAAATGAGAAAAATTATCTTTGCATTGGCATTTTACCATTAGTATTGTTTACTGCATGCTCGTCTTCAGAAGATGATAACATTGACGCTTTTACGTTAAGCTACCCTTTTTTATGTCCTATTGGTTGGGTTGGGTTCTATGAAAGCAAGTCCGAGCTTAGCAAAGGTTCTTTCTGTGTTCCGTGCAAACGTACAATTCTTCCCCATGTATTTAAGATGATATACATCGGGGCTATCATCGGGGACTTGTATAATTACATCGCCTTTGTGCAATTCTTCTACAAATGCCCTATTTTTTGAGTTGAAGTCGCTTGTATCACTCCCCTCTATCGTGAAGTTGAGCGTAAGACTTCTTTCGTTCACCTTTGTAATGATGCTTGCATATTGCACACCATCTCTTAGGCGGTCGTTATTGGTTATATAGTCTTTCAGTGGATAATATCTATTGATGGTATCTAAAAACACTCTCCCATACGGACACCTCACGCCTTTAAAGCATCTTTTCCATTTAATCATTAAGTATATTCCATTACAACAAGGTATGGGAGCAGGAACTCGACAGTTTCGGTAGAAAGAGAAGGAAGGACAACAATAATTCCTCCTTCATTCCGTTTAAGTATCAAGGTCAGTATGAGGAAGTTGAGACGGGACTGTATTATAACCGTTTCCGCTACTATGACTCTTGTGCAGGTAATTACATTAGTCAGAATCCAATTTGGTTATCGGGGGAGATAATTTATATTCTTATTGTATAAAATCTAACAATATGTATAGATACGTTTGTATTATCTGGGCAAAGATGGATGGGGAAAACAAAAAATAGACACTCATTAATTGCTTATGTCTTATATAAATGTTATTATGCCTTTGGTTGAGTTTGTGCCATATATTGACGATATGGTAGTTAGGTATGATTGTGTTGTATATTTTAGGAAAAAGAACACAAAAGATGTTTTTTGTACAGCAATCAATATGGCAAATTATAGAAGTGTTATTGGCAATGGTATAGAGGACAAGTTGTTTTTCTTTGTCTCTTTAAAAGGTTACAACAAAGCAGGTATTTCTTTTTATGATGATGAAGTATGCAAGGGAACTATTGAAGGAATAGGAGGAAGGGCAAATGAAAACGAAGTTGAGTTGATTTCATTGCGGTTGATTTCTAAAGAACCTAAAGAAGGGATTAAAAGATTATTTAATGCCATAAGGAATAAACTAAAGAAAGATTCAACAATAGGCGTTGGTGTTCAAAGTGGCTCATCGAGATATCCTAAATTCTTTTATCAGAAGTCGCTGACAGACAATAAGGTCTTTAAGTTTGACTTCAATAATGACAAATTGCCTGTTATCAAGCCATTATAGGAGATGTTAAAGCCAAATCTATAGAGAATTTGGAAAGAAAAGCGTTATGAGTTACTATTAATTATTGGAGAAAATATAATTATTAAGTATATTCCATTACAACAAGGATTAAGACTGGCATCAATTAATTCATATCTGCCGTTTTTTAACATATTATTAAGTATATTCCATTACAACAAGGATTAAGACAATAGCATTATAGGACTTTTCACGTAGAGCAGGAATAAATTATTAAGTATATTCCATTACAACAAGGATTAAGACGGAGTTACCTCAGTAACCTCAATTACCTTACCCTCGATTATTAAGCACATTCCATTACAACAAGGATTAAGACTCATCGACATCAAACTAAACTACAATTATAAACTATTAAGCACATTCCATTACAACAAGGATTAATATTTTCGGTGCTTAATGATTTAAGCTTTTTATTAAATATGGCATACAATAAATGCTTAAGGCACAATATATTCTGTTATTTTTAGTTTTATGTTAAGACAATTGGTTTAGAGCTTTGTTGGCACCATTTAGAAACTGGGCTGGAAGAAGGTTTAATGTTAAACTATTAATGCTGAATAGCTAATTACGAATGGGCGTACGGCTACGATAAACAGATTATTTATATACCCGTTGGCGGAATTAATCAATAGATAAAATATCAGAAATATGAATGTAAAAAAGTTGCACATGTCGCTAAAAATCAGTAACTTTATGATAATCAACAATACTGTTATCTGCTTTAACTCCATGCACAACTTATATGCAAATTTCGTCAAAATACTTGAGATATGCAAGAAATTCTCCTACGGATTGGTTAATGACCTTGGAAATATTCCTCGTCGTGGTGTTGTCCCTCGCTTCTCTGACCTTGATGTCATAGCCCTGAGTCTGACAGCTGAGCATCTCGGCATTGACAGTGAGAATAACCTCTTTGACCGGCTGAAAGAATACCAAAAGGACTTTCGTCATCTCATCAGTCGTCGCCAGTTCAATGACCGTCGCAAGAACACATATCACCTGTGTGAAATGATTCGTAAGCGTATAGCAAAGGCAATGGATGGTGCAGAGGAATATTTCTGTGTAGATTCCAAACCGATAGAGGTTTGCAGACTCTCAAGAGGCAAACGCTGCAAGATGGGCAAGGACGAGCCTGATAAATCTCCAGCTTTTGGTTACTGCGCCACGCAAGGAGTATATTATTATGGTTATAAGTTGCACGCTGTATGCGGTTTACGAGGTGTTATACATTCATTTGACCTAACGGCTGCTAATGTTCATGATATACATTATATGAAGGATGTGAAGTTTGAATTTTCAGAGTGCAGTATTCTTGCTGATAGAGCTTATCTGAGTGCAGAACTGCAACAAGATCTGTTTTCATCTGCGCACATCAAACTGGAAGTTCCGTATAGATTAAACATGAAGACATGGAAGCCTGCTTTTAAACCTTATGCGAAGGCTAGAAAAAGAATTGAGACTTGTTTCTCTCAACTATGTGACCATCTCATGCTCATCAGGAACTATGCAAAACAGACCACAGGACTATTCGCAAGAATTACTGCCAAAATCAGTACGTTTACAGTACTGCAATACATTAACTACATAAACAACAGACCA